TATGCTTCTGCTGTGAACTGGCTGGATAAACAGGAGGAGGATGGTGGCTCAGTATCAGCTATCATATCCAATCATGTGCAAAGACATTTGAATGAGGTGGCAACCAAGATGGTTGCAACATCAGATGAACGCAGAGCGCATGAGGTATCTGGTGAAGTAATCGAAGCTATTTTTGGAGACAAAGATGCCTAAGAAAGAGAAAACTTTCTACGTCACATGCGAGAAGTGCAAGCAGAAAGCTAGTGACTGGTTAGTCTTACTCAAACAAATCGAACCAGAAGAACACCAAACTATCTGTCGCATCTGCTTTCAGGAAGATGTGGCAAAACCAAAGAGGGATTTCTTATGGTAGAAAAACTAAACAAAATAGTTATCAAAGAATATTACACGATACACATAACCGACAAAGAACTTGATGAACTAAGAGAAGATCAAGACATCGTAGATTTATATGAGGACACTGATCTCAAACATATAGAATGGGAATTGTATGACTAGTAAAAGCAAAGCCAAAGGTACATACCACGAAAAGTTTTTTGAAAAGCTATTTAACTCTTGGGGTATTCCTACCAAGCGACAGCCATTGTCAGGGTCGCTGGGTGGTGAATACTCAGGAGACTTGGTTGTTACCTACAACAAAAAGAATCTGATCTGTGAGGTGAAGTACAGGAAAGAGAAAGGATTCCCTTCACCATTCACAGTTCTTGATAACAGAGACATTGCTGTTTACAAACGCGGCACCGACAGAAAGTGGGTGCTGATTGTTCCCGGCGAATTAGTAGAGGAAATGCTAAATGAAACCACATGACCCACAAACACTGCGCTATCGCAAGGCACAGATGAACGAGTTCTTGCGCGACTTCTTGGAAGATGAGGGCGTTACATCAATCGAGTTTACATCTAAACGCAGAGACAAACCCGAAGTAATAAATGCCAGACAGAAACTTTGCTATGCATTGCATGAGCGTGGTTACTCCTATCCAGAGATAGGCTGGTTGATTGACAGAGATCACACAACTGTCTTGCATCACAAGAGAGCCTACATGAAAAAAAGGGGCATCAAGAATGGACTTTGATAGCAGAGAGAAGAGCATACATGCGAACTTCATTCGCCCTATGACCAAGATGTACACCTGTCCAAAGAACATCCAGAATGATGTCGAGGCCAAGAAGATGTACGGTCAGGAGATACGAAAGGCGATCAACTCTCGCATCTCAACCAAAGTTCCAAACCAAGAAACCTTTGATGGTCTTGTCAAGAAGGTATGGGATCGGTGTGTGACAGAACAAAGCTATCGTATCTGGTTCACACCAGCCATGATTGCCAAACACGCATCCAAGATAAATGCAGAGTGGCAACACAGATACGGCTCTATTGATCGCGCACTGGCAAAAGCAAAAGAAGAGCCAGAAGAAAACAGAGGAAGGAAAGATGAGCCAGCCACTCAAGGTTGGACAATCGAAAAGTGTGACATGCACATAGAAGAAATGGAACACTTAATTTCTACTGGAGGCATCCAGAAAGATATTGGCAGGGCATTGATGGGCATACCACTTGCCGCCAAGCGCAGATTGCAGGGCGCAGAATGATTTGCTAAAACAGAGATGAAAGGAGATTAGCAATGACAAAAGAAGATAGGACAGGATTCCTTGGTGGCAGTGACACACTGCGTATCATGGATGGAGACTGGCATGGACTATGGATGGAGAAGATGGGTTACAGAGAATCCGAAGATCTTTCCGGTGTACTTGCAGTACAGCTTGGTATCTGGACAGAACCATTTCATGTAAGACTCTTTGAAAAAGACAAGCAAGTAGAGGTGCAACAGCAAGTTAAGTATCACTTCATGTGGAATGGAGTACCTTGCCGGGGCGTACTTGATGGAGAGTTCAAGATTTATGAAGAACGCTTTGGTCTTGAGTGCAAGCACACCAATGAATCAACAAACATGAACAAACAACTTGAGCGTTACATGCCACAGCTTCAGTTCTACATGAAAGTATCTGGCATTAACTCTATGTACTTCTCAAACATCTTTGGCAACAGACGCTATGAATACGTCAAGATTAATAGAGATGATCAGTTTCTTGAACGCATGTTCGTGCATCTCAAGGAGTTTTGGCAACATGTGGAGGACGAGAAAGAGCCGCCACTTGGTATGCCACACATCACTGCTGGCATTGACCAGATCGCAATCAACGACATGGTTGCGCGTGATGCAAGCACTGACAACAGCTTTCGCCACCACACCATTGAGTATCTTGAAACCAAAGATGCTGCCAAAGTAAATGCCAATGCGCTCAAGACTCTCAAGCAGATGGTGGCTGTCGATGAGAGAGAGGTTTACAATGATGAGATCTCAATCAGGCGGGACAAGCGAGGTTCACTGAGGGTCTACACAAAGTGAAACAGAGTCTCAAACATAAGTGGTGGGAATACCACAAACAGAATCCGCATGTGTATGAACTGCTCAAACAATTTACCTTTCAGGTGATTGACAGTGGGCATCAGAACTACTCTGTCAACGCAATCTTTGAGCGCATCCGATGGCACACAGAGATAGAAACTAGAGGAGAAAAGTTTAAATTATCTAACAATCATCGTGCTTATTATGCTAGGTTATTTATGTACGAACACCCACAACACAAAGGGTTCTTTCGTACAAAGATGACGGAGGATGAGAAGGAGAACCAATGTCGGAACATCCACTAATCAGTGAGGATGCGGAACCTCTGCATCATCTCATTGGTAATGAGTATGAACTTGGCTGGAGATCAGTCTGGATTCATACACCAAAAGAAGCTGTTCGAATTGAATACAGGAACAGCCGCTTGGTTGTAACAGTCGTCAGAAAGGAGAAAAATGATGACACAGAACAACAATATGGAACTATGGGAGAAGGTTTCCCAGTCGGACTCGAACTATCTGAAGAAGGTTAGCTTCGGGTCAAGATCATTCACCAGCATTGATCCTATGTACCAGATACGCGAGGCGACTCGTGCATTTGGGCCGGTAGGTGAGGGCTGGGGATGGTTCTCAGAAACAGAAACAATCACTATGGCAAACGGAGATGTTGCATTTCTGGCACACATTACAATCTGGCATGGTGAAAAAACAAACAGCTTCGGGCCGTTCACCGGATGCAGAACTTTCTACAAGAAAGAACGCATCGCAGAGGACGCACCAAAGATGGCAGTAACAGATGGATTGACCAAGGGATTGTCGCACCTTGGGTTCAATGCTGATGTGTTCCTTGGAGAACACGACAACAAGTATGCGGCAGATAGTAAAGGCGAAAACTGGTAATGACACAGTACGACAACACTGATCGTGGAGCAGTATTTCCACCACGCGAAAATGAAAAGATGATTCTGAAAGGACAAGCAAACAATGATGGAGAGGACATCCGATTGGTATACACAATGTCTGTCACAAAAGACGGAAAGAAAATTATTGATGTGTACCAAAAAGTTGGAACGCTTTTCCCAAATGACAAGAAAAGTGATGCACACCCAGACTACACGGGGCCGTTTGGAGATCGGCGCATTGCTTGCTGGAACAAAGAAAAAGATGGGATGAGGTACATGTCACTCACATTTAGTGACAAGAAATTAGAAGGTGGCGCAACTAAAGCCATTGACGACAGCATACCTTTCTAAGAGACTGTAACACGGCGGCGCGGTTTTTCCCTCCTTTCTCCCGCGCCGCCACCACAGGGGGACAATATGGACGAACTATCAGCATGGAAAGAACGCGCATTGCAAGCAGAGAGCCGCTTGCGAGAGATCGCCTGTATTCCTAACGATTCTGTAGGATGGAACGATGTACGCTCTACCGCCGCAAGAGAGGCACTAGAGACACTGCCAATCCCAGAGAAAGAACTCATATATCTACGTCAGTCTGTAGACCAAACCTTCCCAGCAGAACTCTGCGTCAGAGATAGTGAAGGTGTTTATTCAGTATATGGAATGACCCCACGCGCACTGATGGGTATGTTGAGAACAGGTGTTGCACTTATAGCACAGACAAAGTTCTTCAATCCCGATCCCGAAGCCAGTTAAGAAAATCAACTCCAGTCTCAACATCTACAAAGCAGTGGGTGAATCCTTCTGCTGTGAGTGAGTTTGGATTGATTACTTGCAAGATTGCATGACCATAGTTTTGGTTGTCATA